GCAGAACTACCACTTAAATCTAATGCATAGTCAAAATTATATTTTTCATATATTGGAGCTCTATCTAAACGAGGACCTCCATATTCATTGATACTAATAAATGATTGAGGAATTCCATAACAAGATAATAATGCTTGTACGCTTCGTTTAGTTCCTTTAGCTTTTAGTAACAACGGCAAATTATTAACAATACGACGCCATATTGTATATGTCATATCTCGTCCAGGTACTGATGGATCGCCAACAGTATTTGACCCAGTTAATGGTACTCCTGCTTCAGATGTTCCTAGTACGTATTGCCACAATTCCTGAGATTGATTTCCGTCAGTTAATGTCCAACCAAATTGTTTTGCTACAGAATATAACAATTCATTTGGCATACCAAGTTTAGGATTTTCTTCTCGTTTATTAATCAAGGACATGTGTCTAACATATGTATGTAATATGTCATAATGATGTCCTAACATGTTAGTAAATGTAAGTAAATCTACATTAGTAGAATCGTTACGTATAAATTCTGGAATTGTATATGTTAATGAATTTATATTTTGAATATCATATAATGAAGCAGATTCATATAATCCGTTATACCACGTGGTAAACAAACTACTACTTAATGATGTTAGAGTATATGGTCTAGTTGTAGTTAATTTAGGTACTGGTTTGATATAACTACCAGTAACTTGTTTAACATTAACAAAATCTAATGGCAAATCATATGTAGTTAATCTAGATGAAGATTCATAATAAAGATATCGTTCGAAATCATCAAATCCACTAACTAATGATGTTTTTAAATTTGTAAAATCTTGTGCATTTGTAGTAGCAACACTTCCAGATAATGTAGATACAAAAATACTTTGACTTGCATAATATTCTAAAAGTTCTAATTTATATTTAAAATTCTCTAAACGCTCTGTTGCAGAACTATAAAATACAAAATTATTAAAATCAGAATAATCAATATTCAATTTCATTCCAGTCAAACTTCCAGAAAAATATGCATCAACTATTTGTTGTGATGTTTGTACCGATGATCCTAATAATTCTGACCACGTTTTATAACTAGTTTCTGCAGACGTATCAGAAAATGAAGATGCTTGCCAATTGGGGCCTGCTAATGAATTAAAAGTTGGTTTTACAATTTTTGGTAATATAGAAACTTGATCAATGTATGGATTTTTTTGTTCTTCTACAACCCAACATTTAAAATCTACTGCAATATTTTCTGGTAATGGCTCATAAAGTTTTACATATAAGTATTCACCAATAACTACACTATTAACAAATAACGCACATTGATTTCTACTAAAATTTAGTAAATATGATTTATAGTATTTATTTGAAGTTTGATTTACGTTTTGAATATAGTTTGTAATTTGTTGCAAAAATGCCGGATCGGTATCATCGATTGCTCGCAATCGTATCTCAGTTCGATCTGGAGAAATTTCATCAATTCGTAAATGTTGTCGATCGTAACTACCAATTAAATTTTTAAAAAAATTAACTACAATTCTAAAATTTCCTGCAGTTAATTTTAAATCTTCAAATATTTTTGAAACATCCATTCCAATTGGATTATCCAACGTAATAGTTTCATTTGTTTCTTTATTTTTAAATAACGGTAATTTTTGTGCAAGATTAACTCGATGCTGACCCGATAACCATTGATCGCTAGTATATACGTGAAATTCTAATACAGAATCTAAACCCTGACCTATAGAAACTTCAGGATAAAAACTAGAATTAATATCTTTTGATGTAAATTGTAATTTACGAGTATCAATTCGTTCAGCTGATATTGAAGCAGGTGCTGAATATATTTGTCTGGTATTTTTATACTGGGTTAACATTTATCTCCTGATTCCAAAGATCTACATTTTTACTTGCATCTGTTATCACCCAATATGATTGTAATGCATTAATTGTATGATATTGAGTATTGTTATTTTGTCCTGCTTTTGCACCGATACCAAATCTATCTCCAATTTCAAATTCTGAATTTGGAATAACGATATCAATTTCTAAGTTTTGCACTTCATATTGATTTATTGATCCGGGAATAGTAGGATGTAAATTTGAAGTGTTTTCAAAAGTACGATATTGTCTATTTAAACCCTGTTCTGATGATTTAATTATAGAGAAAAATGCAGTTCCATATCCAGATGGGGCATCATACCGATGTTGTAATTTAATTCTAAATCGCAAATCTGCTCCGGAATTTTTAAGATCTTTTGATACTGTATATGTATTTGGAGATTGTTGTGCTACGCCATCTTGAACATCTCCAATTTCAATTCCAGAATAATCTGCACTAGCAATAATTCGTCGATCTTCCGATGGACGATATCTTGCAAATACCGTGTCTAAGATTTGTAAATTTAAATCTAAATCTAAATCAACTACATCTTCTTGTACAACAGTCGTACGAGCAGGAAATTTAAAATAGTTAAATTGTGTATTTAAAACTTTTAACATCGAACTATTAATAAATTTTTGCGAAATTGGTTCAATAACAAGCAAAGATCCGGTAACATCTCCAATGTTAATTCCAACAAATCCGTTATCGAGTCTAGAATTAACATATAGATTATTTGAATTGTATGTAACACCCAAAAGTTGATATTTAGATTCTTTTGTATTTGTAACAAATTCTGCTTGTGTATCTTTTGCCATTATCTAATTACTTTAAAATAAATTTGATTGTCAATATATTGTTCTGTAAATCCATCTACTATTTTAAAATTTAAACGATAGTTTCGTTCTGGCATTAACCCATTCATATCTAGATAAATAAAATTACTAGTACTATCACAACTTACTTTAGTATAAATATTATCATACGGAATAATGACCTCATCTGTACCAGCATCCATTATTGAATAATATGTAGTAGTAGGCAAGTATTTTACCGTTTGGATTGGAAACAAATTAGTTGGAGATTTTTGAGGATATTTATCTCGAACATAAATACGAACTTTAGCAATTTCTGTATCTTTATATGTAGGTTTAGTTTTTGTATAAATTTCATATGATTCTAAATTAGCCGCAGTTAATGATCCTGTTGTAAACGTAGTATTATCAAAATACATTGTTAGTTTAGGAACATATATCGTATGAGTTTCTCTACTAAAAAATCTAATATAACCTGCAACATTATTATTTAATTCATCTAAATCTGATAATTGAATCATAAATCCGTAATTTGGAATAGAATAACCATTACTACCACTAATCCAGATTTTTATTGCATCAGTTACATTAATATTGATATCACTTGTTCTATAAGAAAATGATTCAGACGCAATTAAAGAAAGTGTATTTCCCGATCCAGAATAATATAAATAGTTGCCGCCAGCACCAGATCCAGAAATATATAAACTACTAGAATTTACATTAATATATTGACTTCCAGATATCCACGCTGAGCCCGACGCCGATCCAGACCAAGTTGCTCCATCGATTGTTAATGCAGACAAAAATCCAGTACCATTTACCCAATCTTGCCCTACTAATTTTGTAAATACCGTATAATCTGAAGGTAAATTTTTTGCATGAGATGTATATAAATTTAATACAAACTTACAATCATTAACTGTTTTAGAATATTTTGACAATGATGCAGAAATTTCAGTCATATCAAATTTGATAAGACTTCTAGATTTTAATAATGTGTTACCTTCATTACCTAAACGTTTTCCAATTTCTAATACTTCATCTAATCCCGTATTATAATCAGGATACCGTTCATATAACGTTGTGTCTTTCGATGCATAAAATATTCTAAACATTATTTTCCTTAATAGTTAACCACTCGACCGCGTATATCTTGATTTGGAAATTTAACTTCAAATATACTAGGATCCAATGACGGATAAATTACTCCATTTTTAGTAGCAGATGACAAATCATAAACATTGCCAGAATAATTTAATGCAGTATCATATAAATTGCTAAATGATAAATTAATAACTGATTGCACGCCTTTAACACGGCCAATTAAATTTGTAACTTGCGATTTAATAATAGGTTGATTTATTTGCCAACTGTCGACATTAAAATATGCACGAACTTCGGAAATACAATTTAATAATACCTCATTACTATTATAATTCGGTAAAACTGTTATTTCGAAATCAATACCAACATTAATAATAAAAGCATCTTTAATATTGATTGCATCTGTTAATATTCTATAATGTCCTAAATATGTTTTTAAATTTTCCTTGATTGCATTATTCAATACAACTAATTGTTTGTTTTGATTGAATCCTAAAACATATAAATTCATTGCTAATGGATTTGCAATTCTAGTTTCTTCAAAATCTTTTTGTGATAGTTGATCATCTGGAACAATATACGCTTTTGCAACGCTTCCAAATTTAGACGGCATTGAATATGCTCGAATAATATAGTCATCTCGCGTTACTAAACGATTTTGTGTTGCAAAATTTGCCAATGCATTATTTTTAATATCTTGCAATGTATCTGCAGTCTTTGCTCCTATTGCTGGCTCTGGATTATTAACGGCAATTGTAGATTTTATAAAATTAACCGTACTTGCATTATTTGTAGAATTAATATCAGATTCATATTCAGTAAATACATTGTTTGTTAAAGTATTAGCTAATACATTATCTGAAATTCCATTACCAATAGTATATGTAATAGTTAATGTAGTATTTGAAGGAGCTTGTCCATATGTTCTAGTATATAAAAAGTTTGATGGATCAATATCAACATTAACGCCACGTCTAACTGCAGTTAATCCATTTCCTACATTTAAAGGATTTGGAACAATTTCTTCATCATTATTATCAGAAATACCAGCACCAAATTGTAATTCTAATTTACTATCACTTCGCAATCTTGTTATAAATCGTTTTGCCGTTTTTCGTAATTTTAACAAACTAGGAGATGATGATCGATATTCAGATAATTCTGGATCATTTTCTGCTAAATTTGGAACTTCTTCAAAAATTGTGTCTTGTGCTAAATACGGAACTTCATACCATTTATCACCATCTGATTCTGTTACGGAAACGATTTCAATAACGTTAGTATCAGGTAATACGATTTTATCATATGCAACAGCCGAATTAAATGTAAATGAAACTGTTTTTATTTCGCCGGAAACTGCTGATACTTGTTTTTTCAACAAATAATATGTAGGTAATTTAGTTGTAGCATCACTTTCATATATAGTTACTTCTGTTGCATCATATGATGATGAAAATCTAAAATTAACTGAATCTAAAGTTCTAAATGCAGCTGGACCATTATTTTGTTGTATACGCATTCCGGGTTTAATTGAAAGTGCATAGTTGTAATCCGGCCGTACATTATTACCAGTACCAATAGCCGGAACTAATTGATATACATCCATCGTAACATACGCAGGAACTACATTTTTTGGTTGATATCCTAAAGCTTTAGCAATATCATATATATTTCCTCGTTCCGTTGCTTGTTCTAATAACGATTCTTTTAAATTATTATCTGCATAATATGATAACACGTCGCCAACATATGCTGCCATATCGATAAACAATGAACCTGGAGATGATTGGTTAAAATCTGTATAAGTGTTTGGAAAATATTGTTTGGCAAATTCCACTAAATTTCTGCGAAATTGTCCAAAATCTTTTCCTAAATATGAAACATCTTTTTTATTTTCCATGTTAATCCATTAAATTTATTGTCCTACAAGATTATTTTGTTGAACTATGATAGTACCAGTTTGATTTGCAGAAATAATTATTTGTGCAGATACATTTATAAGATCTAATGATATTGTTAATGTTACTACAATATCATTAGTAAGTGTTGGGTCTTCTTGTGCAGTTTTTACATCGATTGTTTCTATAGTAATATCTGGTAAATATACCTGTACAGGGCCGCGAATATATAAATCAATTTGTTCTTTTAATTCATCAGAATTTGCATTAGGTTGAAATAATACAAATACTAAATCAGTACCAAAATTTATATCGCCCACTAACTCTCCTTTTTTAGTAAGCAATAACATTTTTAAGTTTGAAATAGTTTGATCCAATGTTTTATATTGCGATTGGAAAATATTTTGAGTAGATATTCCCAACCCATATGGAGAAGTTTCAGTGATTGTACTACTATCTACTACTAAATATGGCACGTTACATTCCTTTCTTTTTATTTATTGCTTTCATTAAAGCAGAATAATCTCGAGTCATTGCTTGTTGAACTTCTTCTGGAACTTCAAACGTTTTTCCCGTTTCCGGATCTTCCATTACTTTCGGCGCAACGGGTGCTACTCCAATTGCCTCTTTCATGGTTTGACGCATTGCTCCAAAATTAACAGCATCGCGCGATGTCATTCGAATTTCTTCCATACCCTCATTCATGATGTCTTTAAAACTATTCATTGCCATCGGTTGTGGATCCGATATCGCATCTGTTTCATTTAAAATAGAAGCCCATTTATTGTCAGTAAATTGTACTTTTGATTTATTCGTTGATTCAGTTACAGTTTGACGTTGTGCAGGTACGTGAGATACACGTTTAAGATCTGCCATTTCTATGATTGTAGACTGTAACCCATCCCGAAGAATTTCAGTTAATTCTTCTTTTATAACTTCTCGCACAGCGGTTTTAAGTGCTTTTACTAATGTTTTTGAATCCATATGAATACTTTTATATAAATATTAGGTTTAATAATTTATGCCCTTTGGCCATTCTGAATCAGAAATTTTAGGGCCATATATAGTTTTAGTAGTTTGATTTATAAAATAATCTCCAGACTTACCTCGATCAGAATCTGGTTCTTGTGTACCAGTTCCTATAATAACGCGACTAGGCGCTTCTAACAGATCGGTTAATAACGATCGCTGCTGATCTTGTAGTTGTATAATTAAATCTTCTCGCAATTTAATGTCTTCTTGAGATACATTAATTAATCGATAAAATTCAGAATTTGTATCAGCAACATTGATTATTTCAGTTTCTGTATTTAATGCATCTTTAGTGACTTGATTAACATTAAACGTTTCATCGTTACAAATTGATGATAATTTATTAATTACTGGACCTATTAATTTTGATGCAACAGTTACAGCACCATTTACTGCAGTTACAATTATAGAAGCCTGCGTCAATGCTTTAGCAATATTTGCAACCAATTCATTTTGTACTGCTAATCCTTGTCCGACCGCCGGTGGAGATGGTATTGGATTTGCTAATTGTCCATTAATTAATACCGATGCAATTTGTGCAGCTACTGCCAATATTGGAATAACGATATTTAATATTCGTAAAATGTTTTGAATTTGCGTAATGTATTGTTGTATTTGTTGTAAAATTTGTTTTAATTCTTTAACGAGTGGATTATTACATAAAATATTTTTTGCTAATGCTCCTGCCTTAGCAATTGCTTCAGAAACTTTTTGATTTAATTTTGCAATAACCTTGTTTAATGCAGTTTGCAATTTGTTTATTGCTGCACCTGGTTTACTAGTAAGTTGATCAAAAGGAAATGCTACTGCCATATTATGTCTTTGTTATTTTATATTTTGTACTATTTAAATCTGGTATCAAATCATATATTTGTCCAATAATTGTTTTTGCATCTGTAACGCACTTGGCACCACCAGAAGTGGTAGAACCTGCGGCAATTGCTTGTACTAATAGTAGCAATATTTGTTGCAATATTAATCCATGTGCTAATGGTTCCGTTGCATCTTCGCCGCCTATATAAATTTCATTGGGTGTACTTAATATTATACCATCTTCAGAATCTATAACTGCAATATCTCGTTTTGCACGTAAAATAACTCTATCAGCTACTCCGACAAACTGAGACCCAATAAAATCACCATTATGAACGGTTAATTGTTTTGTTAGTTTCAATTTATCTAATTTTTGTGTACTAGTTAAATACAACGATGATGCATCTTGTTCTACATCTTCTACAACAAATTCTTTTGAAGGTAAATTTTTACGACCATTTGATAAAACAATTATTGGATCATTGGAAGTTTGTAGAGGTCCTATAGTAGACCACGTAGCTAATTTATGATAATATCCATTTGAAGTTTGTGGTTTTTCAAAACCCGTTGTTGGATATGATGATATTGAACTACCCAATCGAATACTTTGTCCCCAACGTCCTTCTTGAATTGTATCTCCTTCATATGGTTGCAATGGAGAAATTGTTTTTGATTTAAATGTAAGTCCTGCAGGTATTTGTTCAACCTGTTCTGCAGAAAGTCTTTGTGAAACTCCTGGTAATCTGTTTTCGTTAATAGATGATTGTAAATCGATGCCAGCTAAATAATACCAGCCTTCACGAATCGTCATATCAGTGGTATGTTCGTTAATTGTTTTGTAAATTAAAACAATTTCACCAATTAACGGAATTTGCTTTAAAGACATATTGCTAGGACGTACTAATAATACATCTCGTTTGAGATAATCTCCCAACGTAGAAACTTTAAGTGCAAATAACTGATCAGTATTGCCCGGATTTGAATTAGATGGCGGTACATATTGATACGTGTAATCATATCCCAATACTTCAGCAACGTCCCATTGAATTTTACTCATTCAAATCCTTTTTACTTTCCATTGATTTTTCAATGCGTTGTTTCAATGCCGCAGTTTCTTGATCAATTGAATCTAATTCATCAGTTAATTCTGCAGATAGCGTTTGTTCTGCAACACGAAGTAATTGTTGTTTTTCTTCTTCACTTAGTAAACTATCTGCACCAGAAATTGTTTGTTTGGTTGAAATATATCTTTGTACAATTGCAGTTAATTTAACTAAATGATCATCATTTTTAACTGCAACATCTAAATACTCTTTAATTAATGGTACGATGATAGTAGCATCAGATGCATTTTTAATTAATGGTTGCAACTGAGCAATAAGTTGATTTATTTGTCTATCTTTCTTTTTTGAATTGTGATATACATCGGACATTAAGTCAGCAAAGGTTGTTCCTTTGAATAGTTCATCATTCTTGTCCATACATAAAACCCTTTAAAATAAATATCAAAAAGGCAATTTTATGAATTCTGTTTGTTCGTATTGTCGGAAGTTGTCTTCGTAAATTTGTTTGAGCGTTTTAATAACACGCGTAATATTTGTTGTTTCTAAACCCGTACGTTCTCTAATATAAATGTACAATGCTTTTTTATTGAAATTTTCAATATTTTCACGCGTTTCAAAAATATGTAATACTGAATCAGCAACATGAATGTCAGTTGGATTTGAAAAAATATAATTCAAATTATCATAACAATATTGTATGTATGCATCCATGAATTCTTCTAACGTCTCTCGCATATCTGCATTATGCATTTCGGTGATTACATTGCGCTGTTCGTCAATATTCAATTCCAATGCATCATTTTTTATTTTAGTATAACCTTTTTGATTTTCTGCAATTAAATAATTGAATGATGTTCTAGTATAATATGAATATGCTTTGCCAGCTTCTGGATTAAATTTATCTAAACGAGCTGTTAAATATGTAACTAAATCTGTTTGTAAATCTTGAAACGAAGAATCAATATAATCAGGTTTAACTTTGTTTATGATATTTTCAGTAAGTTTCATAAACGCAGGATATATGAATCGTCTATAAATTTTTTCTCGCAATGCAACATCATGATTTTTATTATACGCTGATATTGCAATATCGGTTATTTTAGTAAAGTATGATCTACTTTTCTTTTTCGCCCGGGCCATCGAATTCTTCCTTTAATGTTTCAATTATTTCTTTTAACATTTCAAACGTGGTGCCAACTTCATCTTCTGCTTCGAAAGCTCCGCGGCTATCAACACGTTTCATGTTTTCATATGATTCTGCAATTCTAGAATACATATAACGATTTGTTAGTTCTAATGATTCAACGTATTCATTAACATCCGAATCTTGTTCTTGTAAATCAGCAACTATTCCGGCAAGATACCATACTCGATATCCTAAATACGAACTAACTGCTAATAGTATTATGGTTGTTATAATAAAAAATAACATATTATTCCTGATTGAATGCTTTGAAAATATCCGTTAATGTTTGTTCAACATCTGGATTATTTTCAGCTAGATTTTTTAATCCATTACTTTTTGTAACTTTAGATTTTTCTTGAACAGGTTTAACTGTTTCTTTGTTTTTGTTTCTCCAACGTTCAAATTCAATTTGCGCTGCCATATGATCTGCATGATGCAAAATGATAGGAAGATTTGTTTTTAATTTAGCTTGTGCTGAGCGAGCAACATAATAAGGCTTATTTGCATCATCATACATTCCATCATGAATTTTAATTGCCTGATATTCATTCCAAGACATTTTAACATTATATTCTTGTAGCAACCAAATTGAAAGATCTGGTACCATAGTGAATGGAATGTTTTCATTATGACGATACATTTTGTTTTGATTCTTGCGATGCCAATCTGAAGTTTCTACTTGATAAACTTCATTACCTTCTCCTGGAAATCCTACTTTACCTAAATCATGATGCATTGCAGCAAACATTAATTCTTCTTCAGTATAACCAGACATATCAGCCCCCATTACAGTCCACGTATTATGTAAAGTTAACGCACAATCCATTACTCGAAGTACGTGATCTACATATCCTCCAGCAAATGCATTGTGAAAATGTGCAATGGATGATGCTGGCATAAATACTATACGATCTTCGAATGCATCATACATTTTATGTAATTGTGCTGATCTTGTTGGAAAGAACACGTCAACTAAATTGCAATATCTTTCCCAGTTTGATTTGATTTTTTCTGCTTGTAACATAACTTATTATATTGATTTATTTTCGTATTTCCAAGACTTGTCCATTAACAAGTTTTGACACACATTTATAACATGTAACTGCCGTTGCATTTACATCTACTTTTTGACAAATTTCATCACAATATTTACATTGCAATTTTTTAAAACCTTTTGGTACGCTACTTCTTGTATTTTTTCTCACGTTCATTTTTAAATTTATTTCGATATGATAATATCTGAGGAATTTCTGGTCGTTGTTTATAAACTGGTTGATGTTTAGTTTCTGGTTCCGCAACCGTTACTAAATCAGTAATTTGATCATTTATGGCTTCAACAACCGGTTGTTTATTTTGTAAAGCTTTATTTGCCGAAATCAATAAAATAATTGCCAATGGATCAAATACCAAAATAAGCATTACAATCAACCAATTAACTACTGTATCCATAGATTTGCCTGTAATTTTTGCAATATATTTTAATGGACCAACCTCTGATGCTACAGTCGATGTTGTTTGTAAATCTGTAATTTTTAAGTCTATTGCAGTTACTGAATCTGACAATGCAGTTTCTCGTTTAGTTAATTCTTGCAAACGCTGTGTGGAAATATCCAATTGTTTTTCATATGCTTTGCGATTACCTGCATCTGTCTTTACAATTTGATTGCCTTTAGCATCTACATAACGATTTTGATTGTTAGATAATGCTGAGGTTAATTGTATAACATTTTTATCAACTGCTTGTTTTTCTCGCGTTACAGCATCTAATTGTGTTTGAAATCTATCACGTTTAGTTTCTTGATTGGCTACAATGGTTTCTAAGTTTTGTAAACGGTATGCTGTATCTTGATATGATGATGCTAAGAATCCATATATTCCTAATGAAGTAATTGCCATTAGTATAATAACAGCCGTTGTTAAATATATGCGCATCAATCTAGTTATTTCAGACCAATATCGATGCAAATAAGATGCCGTTATAAGTTTTGAAATTTCCAATGTAGATGCAAGTATGATTATGGCAGTTGCTTGTGATGCAAACAATTTGCTCAATCCGAACACGCTATAATATGCAGCACTTGCAGCTAAACTAAATGCAGCGGCTAATACAATATACGGAAATTGTTTTGTCATTATCCTCGTTCAATATAGTATTTTGCGGATTCTAATTTCTTTAATGCACGAGCTAAATTGTCAAGCAATGATGCTTTATCAATTTTACCTTCTTCTAAAGCTTTTCCAGTAACTCGTACGATATTGTGAGCATCTACGATGTCATCCGTAATTTTTTCTCTAAATTTATAATCTACTTTCATAAATAACCTTTTATATTAATATTATATATAATAAATATATTATTCTAAAATTAATTGGGTATTTTTACAATATTCAAAATTTAAATTAGTCAATGCCAATTCTTTTGCCTTTGCCTCAACCATAACATCGAGATCAGCTACGCCGTATGTGTCTGGAAGCCGTGTAATATAATCGGCATGAGCCTGCTCCTTGATCTTGGTAAACTCCTTGTATTGTTTGTGAAAGGTAGGCCAATTGGGCAAGTCGGCAATGTCAATACCATGGTGCTCAAACATACGCTCAATAAGAATCTGTGCTTCGCGTCGACGGGACTCGCTATAATGGGTACATTGAGTAACACCATGACGCTGCCAAGTCTCGCGAGCCATAAAGAATGCTTCTTGTTCGGTCAAGTCACCGGTATTGAAAGTGTGATGCCAATAATCAAATGTAAT